CGCCGAAGCGTATGACAGCATAAAGCTGACTAGGGGACCCGTAGGTCCGGGGGGGGTGGGAGCGGGCAGGTGACTGCCTACACGGGAGTGCGACGTTGTGTACGCCGACGACGAGCAGCACCTTCTATTCCATCTCCATCGGCTCCCCGTCCGCCACTGGGGCGGGGGGGTACCGACGTGACAGAACGTGAAGGCGGCATGCTGCGGCGTGGGCGCTTATCACGAACGTTCGCATCTCGTTCACCTGGACCACGGTTACTCCGCCGAGAGCAACTCGCTTGTCCATCAACGCCTGGAAGAGCTGCTCGAGCTCGACCAGGTGCTGATCGATCGCCTGTTGGATTTGTTCCATCCTTGTCTGTTTGTTGTTGACTAGGACCGGCTTGGACCTCACCGTCTAATGCGACAGACATCTTCGGTTCCAAATCAATTGATGTTGTCAGGCGGGGAAGTCCACTTGTGGGCCCAGTGTACGCCTCAAGCAACGCAATGTGCCTGAGGAGCTCAGCAGTGGTAAGACCGAGCTCGGTAGCCACAACGTCATTCCAATCCGACGAGTCGGATTGGGGCCAAGAATTGCCAATATGGTCGTCATTCTTAACCCAAAATGGAATGTCGTTGTAGTCCGCGTATTGGACCACACGTGCAGTGCAGTTGCGCTGATAAGCTCGACACCAATGGCCAATAAATGGAGTCTTGCAATCAGTCACTAAATACGCCTGCGTTTTAGCCCAGCCAATATCCTCAATTTCGGACTGGGTATCGCAGGTCGTATGTAGCTTCAGCAACGTGCGTAAAGGTGACTGCACGGAAGCCGGTGACGACCAGGGATCGAGGTAAACTCGTGCGAGGAATGTCACAGGAGAGCCACGGGGAGCGCGATTCACTATTTTCAAGTCAAAGCCAAGGGAGGAAGCAGTGTCAGTGAGGAGAGCATTCGAAACGTTTCCGGAACGAAGACCATCATCACCATAAACAATGCCAATCCAAGACCATGCTTCGCCATCGTCCATACCAGCCAAGCGGTTGGCCAAATATGAAACGAATGCGTTAGCAATGCTGTTACCGTCAGTTGTCAATGCTGAGCCACTGAGGCGGCTGCAATCAGGGTCATACTTAAGACCAAGACGCGTAACAGCAGGTGCCTGGAGTTCATTTGCCAATAGTTGAGATAACTCAGCCAAGTGGTCCAGATGCACCCAACGCTTATAAATTGCAAACTCGACGCACTCACGCATGAAGCGCAAGAATGTGCCATCGAATTTGCTGTAGTCAGTCTCAACCAACTCAGTGGTACTAGCAGCCAAGTTTTGCACTGCGTCAGCTATTTCAGCTGGTGTGTGCGTTGGCATGTACCACGGAACATGCTGGAGAGTACTAGCTTTGAAAGCATAGGTGTAGCTGGACAGCTTGACATTTTGGTTGTGCGGAACGGTCGAAATGTTCCGGGGATAGTTTGGGGCATTGTATGCTTCTTTCTTTTGGAACGCCTTAACGATCATAGTGAACTCATCGTGATATCGATTAGCATCATTGCGAGCCCGCTGTAATGGCTTGCTCTGCTGCTCTTCGACATACGTGAGGGGGTAGGGACGGCCGAGACCGGCCTCGGGCACCAGATGGCGCACGAAATCTCTAGCCACCTTGCGCATCCTAGGTGTGATATGCTCACGGCTCTTTGCCTTTGCTTGCGGACCCGCAATGCGGCCGTCAATCGTGGCACGCTCGTTGGACCGAGACTCACTTGGAAACACAGCTGTTTGAGTCAACGGCCCAGGAGCATACTCACGGGCATAACACTTGCCCTGCTCGGCGGGATCGACGTCGTAGAGGCTACCGATGGCTTGGTAGTGGCGAGCCAGATCACCAGGCTTATGGACTACCTCGCTAGCGAGGGTACATTCAGCCTGGAGACACTTATGAATGATGGCAGCCTCCCTGCACGGTCGACCTGATCGACGGACAGTATCTGACAAGTTGTTATTCTTCGACAGCTCGTATGCGGTACGGACGTTTTCAAAGTCCTGAAGCGGGAGTTGTACACTAGCAAAATTGCCCTCCAATCCCAAGCTGATAAGTGGGCCCTCCTCGGAGATGTAGGTGACAGCGTTGAAGTTTGCGACGTTATTACGTTGTTGGTAACGCATATACTCCAGCTCAGCACCATACTCACTGATTTTCAGGAGGTTCGAGCGGCAAGTTGCGAATGGGACAATCGACACAATGTTACGGTGTTCACCCATTTTGAACTGGTCAACAGTAAACATCGTGACAGGGTCGCCAAAGGGCGCGATTCCCAGTTTGTGGTAGAGGAAACCGCACAGAGCGGTAATGCCAGTGATGTCACGGAGAATTCGTTTGAGATTCTCCCAGAAACCATTAGGCCGGGAAACGGTATACATGGTATCCTGGTTATAATTCCAAATGCGATGGCGAACATCCTTGCCACCAGCAACACGGTAGTGAACGGAATCGTCAGTGATGGTAAAATAACCATCCTTGACTTCCCCGGACACAGTGCTGGGTTGGAATGTGTACATCAAAATTGGAACACCAAGGCCAATCAACTCGTTCATATCCACGTAGTAGTCAACGTCAGTCATCACGATGACGTGGCGGTCGGTGATAGCGTCACGACGATAGTCCTGACGGAAATCAGCGAGGCTATAAAACTGACGCGACCCATGGTATTCGGCCTCACGGGGCGAAGGAGATATGATGTATGGCTCGTAGCCACTTTTCTCAACAACGCTCAGCATGGTTTCAGTGGCACTGTTCCGCTCAGTAGCGGCCTCCTGGTGGGAATGGCCCTTGCGCACTGAGATGCGCACCAACTCCATCTGCTTCTGGATACTTGTGCGGACCATCGCAGCGTCGCGGATGATGTTCTTACGATCCGCTATGACGCGTTGACGATAACCCTCAACCCGATCCGCGAGCCACTTGGATGTCAACAGGCGATAGCCAGTGACAACACAGAGTGTTGCTCCAGACATGCGTGCGAGGTGAAACCCGAAAGAACGCATGGCGTACACTTATCGTTGTGTATGCTAAAACGGTAACCTTGCGTAAGTGATTATTCAGTTATTCAACAGAGCAAGAGACAATGTTA